TCTCGCTCATGCTTAGAAAGGGTCTGAGTAAAGCTCATTCGTCTTCTATCTCAATTCTTTTTGGCGCAGCCGACTTCTTTTTCCTAGGCTTCGGCTTAGAATATGCCTCGTTAATGTCAGGAGTGGAAGGGTCGTCTGCCTTCAGTCGTCCTTTGGAGCTACGAGAACGTGTTGGTTCTGGCCCTTCCACCAAGCGGCGAGAGTCGGGAGTCCTCGTTTTGCCGCTATACGTTGTACCAGCAAGAGTATGTGTCTCGCCAGTATACAATTCACCGCTAGTTAAATACCAAGCCATTACTTCGTTGGCCTTACAGCTTTAGACATCTTAGCACCATCGCCGCGCTTGTTCATATTTGATAGCGCCTTGCTAACTGCGCCACTTTTTAGTGGGCCGCCGCCAGCTTGACCGTTCATAGCAGTTTTAGCTACGACTGAACCAACTGCTGTCACCATACTTAATAAAGACATAATAACCTCCTAAGTCCTGTACTGTCTTACTTTCCGAGCAATCGCTTTCGGTTGAGCCACAAACTGCTTACCCTTTGCCTTGCCCTCTCGTTTAGCTCTGGTTGTAGCTGCATATTCAGAATCACTAAGAGCAGCAATAGCCTTGCTAGGAAGGTAACGCTCACCAGTTTCACTAGACTTCTTGCCAGACTTGGTGCGCCATTTTTGCTTGCCCCAATTAAGCAGCGATTTTTGAGACTTTTCCATGCTCTAACCAAATATGCCCAGCCCCAAGGTCATCAACCTTGCAAGCAAATTTTATATCCCTAGCCCGAAGTTCATCTATAATGTTAAGCATCATGCTAATGCTCATAAATTCTATTTTCATCTGCTTCCCTCTGTTTCTTTAAGATAGCATTTAACGTACCACGATCTTCGTAAGTCATGTATAACCACCACCACGTTTCTTGTATTCCTTTGCAAGCAACTGTGCCTTACGTGCCGACCATTGACCAGCCTTAGTTCCATGAGTCGCGCGATTCTTTATAGCTTGAAACAAACTCTTGCGCATCTTTGGCTTGGTATAGTTGCCAGCAGCATTAACCGTACTCATGTCTGACGATTCCTTTTGGCAAAGTTACGAGCAGCTTCTACACTGCCAAAACCCCAAGCCTTTAACGCCAATGCCTTACGAGTCGGTCGACCCTTCTCATCTTTCATCGGCCCCTTCATACCAGCAAACCGAGCAGCAAAAGAAACACGACGAGGATTAGTCCCACTCTTAACAGGAGCCTTGAGATTAGCACCCTCAGTTCTGCGAAAATACGCACGACCCGCTGCATTTAAACCACCCTCGGGATTCTGATACTTCTTTGCAACCATTTACGGCTCCTGATCTTTCTTAACCTTCTGCGCCATACGATCCTGACGCAACATGTTAGCTTCGATCTTCTTTGCTTTTTTAAGCAACGAAGCACGCTGAGAAGATGTTACCAACTGACCATCATCCGTACCAAGCATTTCCTTAACCTTACGTCGAAAAGCAGACAGCTTAGAATAATCCTTCGGCATACGCTCTAACTTAGCGTCTATCATTTCATATCGAGCCTTCATTAAACTCGCTGGGCTTTGACCTTTAGGCATTACTTAGCTCCATAAAAGTTTTTAACGGTGCGCTTCTGCCTACGCTCACGCATCGGAGGAACATGAGAAGGACTAGGAGGAGGGCCAACACGCATCTTCTCTCTGCCAAGTTTATTCTTCATGCCAGCTTTGTACGGAGGCATTAAACTCTTAGTGCCACCACCACCCAACGATGGAACAGATGGATCCTTCTGAATACCACCGCCCTTCAACCACTTCATCAAGCTAATTCCCATTGATCGTACCTTTCACCAAAAAAAATCTATCTAAACCTTTGCGTACCTTTTTAGCCTATAACTCGTGTTCGGGACTACTGACAATCACGCTAGTGCAGTTTTTTAACCCCACCCCCTGCTAGGACAGATCAATTGTTACGCTTATATCCCCAGCAATTTGCACTTGCGAACGATCTATCGGCTTGAACCCAGCCCGATCTAACAGATCCTTGGATGCTTCCAGCTGCACATACTCGCTCTTAGCTCCACTGGAAAGCTCCGCTACTCTACCTAGCGCTCTGACAGCGTGCATTCCAAATGCATCTGCTGTTGCTTGCATAAGATACTGTTGCACATGCGGAGTTTTCATAGCTTTGTATGCAGAGGCTCGTCCGCTGTTCCCCGCTGCGTATCCAGCCTCATGTGCAGCTTTTGCTACATTTCCACCGTTTGCTACAAACGCATCCACTAGCGCTCGTTGCCTTTCTGTTAGATCACGCTTTGCAATACTACTCATATCAACCTCTTAATTGCTTGCACAGTCTGCGTTTTGCATCCTATCATCAACCCCCCTCTCCCTCTCTCCCCCCATTCATAGCATCGTCTGTAATACCCTTGTCAACGCACAAAACGCATACGTGCAGTCTGTCACGCTACAAGTGCTTGAGCATACTACAAAGGTTCAAAGCTGCTGCGTTTAAGTTCTGCCTCGCTCCGGTCTACTGTCTCAGTCAGTACGCTCGTCGGCCCCATGTTACAGCTGCGGCCACCTCGCACGTCTTTGTTCATTGCATCGGGCCAAAGACCATTCGCAAGCAGTTTCCTCTTGCTGTTTATAGCTGTGTGATTGTGGCTGCTGGCAGTGTGCAGTTCGACCTTCTCCTTGTGGGGAAACAACTTGCGAATAGCAACCTGATCTGGGGATCAGGCTTTGGCTCCGTGCATGAAGTCGTCGTTGCGAGGGTGGTCCTCGCACGTAACAAGGAGCCTAGAGCTATGACTAAGAAAGTACCTACACTCGTTGAACTTAAACTTGCAGTTTTGAATTACTATCAAGCTACACAGGACGTTGTGCCTAACGAGCAATTCATCGCAGGTATTGCACGTGACGAATGTTACACATCGCACAACTCGCTGAACTACAAGAAGAAGCAGATGGCGGACAAGTTAGCTGACTATGAGACAGCGGTCGAAGAAGGCAAGGACATCCGAGCCGATGCGATCGCGCGATTACTCGACAACATGGAAGTCGAACTAACGTTGTTAGACGAACGTCATCAAGCAGATCTATCGGTGTACGAGCAGGTCACTGGCACACAGTGGGAACCAATGGCTAAGAAACGCGCACCAGCGAAGCTATCAGATGATCGCATGAAAGCACTCAGAGCAAAGGTGGCGTAAGCCACCTACACCTGAGCAAGTGTTAAAACTGCTCTCAACCACCAACGAAAGGAACGGAAGTGTGGGTAGCACTCATGTGTCCACCTTCCACCCTCTCGCCCGAGGGGGGTCACGATTCGTGTAGGCTTGTGCGCTGCGGATCTAACTTACAATCAAGGAATAAACGAATGAATCATTTCGACACTCAACTCATCCTAACTTTACGCACACTGATCTCTGATGAGATCGACAAGCGTACCAAGATAATCGAAGAAGATGAAACACAATTCAGCATTTGGGATCATAAGTCTGACATCGAGGACATGATCAGTGAGTTCATCAATTCAAACGTAACAGTAACAATCGAGACATAACATGGACAACTTCTTCTACGAACGCGCAACATCCAAACAACTTTGGAAACTAAATGATCTGGCTGCTACTCGCTGCCAGCTTGTAACTCAAATTGTTGCTGGTGGCGGCGAAAGCCACCTCGGATCAATGAAAGCAACTATCAATATACCTATGCCTCTCACCAAAGAGCAGGTTAGCACATTCATTCAGCAAGAGATGAAGACAATTACTTTGCTGCAAGAAATGAAAGACTTATTGGAGACTGACTAATGGCTGACTTTGAAGTAAGCGCATCAAATATCGTTATCAATCAAGCTGCATACCCAATGTATACACACCAACAATTAGTTGAATGGTGTGGATTCTTACCTCATTGGGTTATGGAGTTTAACATTTTGGGTCGTGCAGGTGATGACAGCCTAATCGATTGGATGAATGACCGCTATGGCTTTGGCGATCAGCGCAATCGTGCAATGGATGGAACCATAGATGACAAAGGAACCTATCGTTATCCTAACGATCCAGATCTAGAGTTCATTGCCCGAATCGAAACCAGACTTGGATATTGCTACATCTATCCATACGGAATCATTGCTATTCCAGATGGCAAAGACAAACCACATTTAGTAACAAGGATGGACTAATGGCAAAACCTAGTTTTACACGTCGTGATTTTGTATTCATTGCAGATCACATTGCACCAATGATGCATTGGCCTACGCATATCAATGAGCTTGCGGATAAACTGAAAGCTACAAATCCTAGATTCAATCGTGAAAGATTTATTGAACGTGCAACCAAAGCATGGGAAGATAACTATCAGGCACACTTGGGAGACATCGATGATGAAATACCTAACTGAAATTATCCATTGCCCAGAATGCCTGGGCGATGGCACTCTAACATTCGAACGACCCGAACCTTGGGTCAATCGTGACCTGCCACCAAGTCTTGAAGAATACCAAGACACATGTTGGAACTGCGGTGGCAGCGGTGAAGTTGAAGCTATGGAGTTTGATGAACCAGATCTATCGGAGGCAATCTAATGGGATACACACATCAAGGAATCGGCTATCAATCTACTGACACCAGTAAGTTTGCAGCCAAGTCAAACACTGAACTAAAGATCTCAATACGCGATCAAGTCTTGCAGCTACTAACCAACAGCGGTGTTGCCATGTCAGCCGAAGCTGTGTCCGAAGCGTTAGGCCGACCACAAGTATCAGTGCAACCACGATTAACTGAATTGAAAAACGCTGGCTTGATCGAAGACAGTGGCAATCGTCGCCAAACTAAGTGGGGTAAGCCCTCGATTATGTGGCAAATTAAGACTGACGCTTGACATAAAAGCTGCGTATGTGCATATGCTGCGGCATGATACAGAGTTATTGGGATCAGATTCTAGAGAAGCATCGCTATGTTGATCTACCTTTGCACAAGGTATTTATCTTGGCAAAGATACCAACATCTACTTACTATCGCACGGTCAATGGCAAGACAGAATTGACCTTGGAAACTGCGAAGAAAGTATATCAAACACTAGATAGATTATCTAAGCGATGGCCTACTGGTCTGGTCGAACCAAAGAAAATCAATGCCGCAGTTCCAAAACTACACAAAAGCAACCGAGGTAACTGATACCTACGTCGAGTTGATCGATGCTTTAGTTGCAAGAAGGCATGAGCTTGGTCTATCGCAAGAGAGATTGGCTTTGGAAATAGGCTGTACCATTTCATTAATTCACAAATGGGAACAGTATAAACGTGTGCCATCTGGCTTCATGTTGACATGCTGGCTGGATGCACTTGGCGTTAAGATCAAAGTCTGCTCGTACTCGGATTGATTCGGGATCTACAATCTGTGATTCATGTGGTGATACCACTCAGTATTTCGTTGCGATCATGGCTTCAATGAAACCCGCACGTTACCATATGGTGTGCATGAACTGCTACGAGGATGGCTCATGGGAAACAAGAATAAGCAGAAAGGAAGTTACCACGAACGATGGTTCGTCAAGTGGCTCGAAGACCAAGGGATCGAAGCAAAGAAA